CTTGATTAAGGCTTCTTCAGAATACCCACCAGCAATTCCACCACAGCGTCTGACGAACAAATATCCGTTCAGCATGTTCACAACAGCATAACCAGTTTCATCAACACCTCGACCTGAGGGGTCAATGGCCATCACCTTGCCAGTATATTCAGCGTAACTGTCCTCAACAAAAGCTGGGCGATGATAGAAGTCACCGCTGAATGCCACGTTCGGCAATTCATTGATTACATTCTGGCTATCAGAGGCCCATACGAGGCGCTCAGGGGCGCTGTCAGTTGCTATATCGGTTACGATTAGGTCAGACACCTTGAGGGGGTATTTTAGGGCATCAGAGAGCCTTGTATCGAGCATAAACTGCAAGGCAAAGCCAGAGCGTCCATAGGATGCTTCACGCTCCAATAAGTCAAACTCAGAGAAACGTTTAGGGTCAGTAGGTTGTCCAACTAAGCTAATGTCATTTTTTAACTTACTATCGATGAAATTTGCTAGCTTATTTCCATAGCCAACGCAGGTATCTTCGTCAGGGAAACGTGCTGGCCAGATATGGGTCTTATAACCACGTTCTGGCAGCTTGTTATAAAGGCTTTCTTGGTTCTGTGGTGTACCTAGGTAAACGATACGTCCATCAGGTTTCAGAATAGCGTCAAACTCCTTCACGGCCTCGCTCAGACGGTCCCTCATGCCCTGTGTCATAGAGTTGTTTGGAACCTCAATATCGTCAGCGATAATGTAGTCCGCACGTGAACCTGCAAGCTGGCCTGTGATGCCCACAGACTTTACTGAAGGTGCGTGTGACGCGTGTGCTGGCCCAACATCAAAGCTAATCTTTGACTGTCTTTGGTCTTCACGAGGCTTAAGATGCGCCAGAATGGGCATCTCGTTAATCAGTCTAAGCGTAAAGGTGGTAAAGTCGTCAGCACGTGTCTTTGATGCGCTAACCACTAAGATGTTTAGTTGTGGGTTCATGTACAAAAGCCAAACAACATAGGCTGACGTAATCCAGCTTTTGCCGACACCACGAAAGGCTTCGATAATCATACGCTTTTCGCCGTGCTGAATAGCCTTAGCGATGTCATACTGAACGGGTGTCGGGTCTGGTAAGTTGAGGTGTTTCCAGACAACGAACAGGAACTTGCGAAAATCGCTGAGTGGGTTAGGCTGTGTCATGTAATCTAAATACTTTGGTTGATTATGGTTAAATTTGGACTGACATGGCTGGGCGGTATTCTTGCGCTCTACGGAATAGCTGACATCATTTACGAAACAATTACGCTTCTCTGGTTCTATGGTGACTTACCCATAGAGGCACGTTCAGAGTTCTTCAGTATGCTCATGTCCGACGACGCGATTGAATATAGGTCTGACCTGTTAAGCGACTATGAACGTGGCATATACAATTTAGCCATCGGTCTTATGATGCTGGGAATAAAGCGACTGCTTGATGCAGCGGAAGAAAACGATCAGGCAAATGTGTCTAAAATGACAGCCAAGAAAGACCTCGGTAACTGGCCACCTTCGGTCTAATTTAGCTTAAGTTCAGATAAATCTGTGTCTTCGTCGTTAAAGTCAGGCAGTGACTTCACAAGTTCACTCAGCGGTGAGTTGTCGACGGGCAGGGCATCAATGCCGTTGTCCCGTAAAAATTGTCGGGCGACGTTTAAGTCAGCGCTTTTAGCCTCAGGGTCTTGGATGCGCGACAGTAGGTTCTCTGCGAGCGTTCTGTGTAGAATCTCCATCAAATCTTTGTTGTCCATTTGGTCTCCTTAGTGAAGCAATCATCGCTAACAAGCCACGTCCCATTTCGGACGGGCTAGGGGCCAACCAACCAAGCACCAGCGCAATCAAAACCCACGGTGGGATTGATTGGTCGATGTTGACTGTTTCGCCTGTTGCTTCGAGTTCTGTTTCTGTGATGACGACGTCTCGCCCAGCTTCAGCGTTACTTTGATTTGCCACGGCTTGCTGGGTTGCCTCTTTTGCTATTTGGGTGCCCACAGCGGTCGCTGTAACGCCGTTAGACTTGGGCATAAGAAAAGGGATGCTTCCACATCCCGTAATCGTCAATAGCACTAGAAGGCTCACGTATAGCCTACTTCGTGGCACCTTGTTTGCTGCCTAACAAAAAGTAAGCTGATACAAGCCCCGACAGGGCGAGATATTGCGCCATTATGATGCTATCAACGGCTTCCATTCGGTCAGGATATGCGATGGTCGCAATGGTGCTGATAGCCATAAGAGCTAGGGCTACCCAGCACATGTACCGACGGTTCGCCTGATAGACTTCTTTGTTCACGATTGTGTCGTTCATTTAAAATCCTTTGACGTACCAAACTAAACCAACCAGAGCGCCAGCTAAGGCTAGAACACCGATGAAAATACCGATTGCTGTCGCTACGTTTTCCATCAGTTCTTCACGTTCCTTCTGTGCTTGCCGTTCAGCTTCTTTGCGTTTCCGACGTGCTTCCGCTTGGTAGCGCAGCCAGTCATCTTTCAGACCAACGCGGCCCTGATAGACCATCAGTAGTTCAAGGTCTTTTTCAGCTTGTCGTATTTCTTCCAGCGCAAGGAACTCTTCTAGGTCGGTTTGGACCTTGGAAGAGAAGGGGCTGTTCTTGCGTTTGGTAAGTTTCTTTTGCAGGTCGTCCTTTGATTGCACCATTGTTCCAATAGAAGACGCCACAGTGACCAGTTCACGACCTGCCTGAACTGCACCCTTCACGGTTTTATATGCCGCTGTGAACGCCGCTAATTCAGCGAGCATTCTTTAATCCAATGTTTAAAAATTAGGGGTGGTTGGCCATCAGTTCGACGGCCTTCCGAATTGCTTTTATATTTTCGTCCATACGCGCGGTGGCAACTGCCAGAGAATAGAGATTATCTTCAATTGCGCTAACACGTATTTCCAGACGTGTAAGGTCTTCACGGTTTTCTTCGACGTTTGCAATCGTCATAGTAAAAACCCAAACGATTGCTACTGCTTGCACCACTAGACCAAACAAAAATGTGACAGGGACACTCCTAGACAGGTGCCAGTTTTCTTGGTCTGGCATCTATCTATTCGTCGTCGCGGTTGCCTTTAGGCCCAACCTTCCACCAGCGGTCAAATGATGGTTCTTTCCACCACGGTGTGTCGCCGCCGTTTGTCGTTGGGTCTTCAGTTTGTGGGCTTTCCTCTAGGTCTTCACCATAAACGATGCCATCAAAATCTTGCTCGTAAATAGTGTCAGAGAAATTGTGCCCGATGCCGTACTGGCTCAGGTTTTCTAATGTAATTGTCATGGTTTTTCCTATGGTTTTGTGGGCCACGTTATGTCTGTTGGGAAGCCATCTTGCTGCGGAACATCCCGCAATGCTTGACGATAGTCTGTCTCAGCTTGGGTCATCGTGCGGTCAGCTACAGCCCACCAATCAGTTTCTGCTAGTAGCTCATTTCTATAAGCCCTTTTATCAGGCGGTGTCAGCATATGAAGGTCGTCAATATCGTACATATCTATTAGTTTCATACTGTTAACCCTCTTTAGCTGTGTTATTAATTACATAAATATTAGTACCACCATTATTTGTAAAAAGATCAGCTCTAATCCAGCTATCAGGTGGTAGGTTACTAAAAGCATTCGGGACTTGTGAAAGAACGGGGGTATAACCAGCCCTTAGATCATAAACCAAATGTTGATGATAACTATTTCTAATTAACATAACGCCACCCGCACTTATTCCGTAATAAGGTTGACCAGAGCTATTTCTAGTTAAATATCGGGATGTACTTGCATCTGCTGATGTTAAATCGAAAGCTGTTGTTAGTCCTACAAAGTAAGTTTGAGACGAACTTCTCCAAGATACTTGTTTTCCATCTGCGCTGAAAAAGACAAGAGCACCATTATAACCTATATTTGAGCCAACCCCTGATGGTAAATTCATTAGGGTTTCTGAACCTGCGGTGCTGAGGTTATATGGTGTGCTTAATGTCCTTCTGTAAGTATTACTACTACCATCAACATAGAAAATATATTGACCATTTGCACTCATTGAACACTGAAATGTTGATCTTCCTACGTTGAAAGACTGTTGTGTTCCAAGGGTGCTTGTATCCCACGCCGTAGACATAGGTTGCCACATTATATGGTTTGCAGATGGTCTATTTGTCACCCCTTCACCGCAATATAAAATTCCTTTTCCATACTGATTTATATGTGGTGCTGAATAGTAGTTAGCTATCGTTGACCCCCAATAGGGAGTTACTGATCTGATAAAACTTGCAGTATTCAAATCATAAGCCGTAGAGCAACTAAATTCAGCAAGTTTGTTGGCACCGCCTGGGGCATACATTTGATGTATAAGAAACTTTGTTCCATCTTCATTAAAGTTCATCGCATGTACATAATTTATGAGTGAACCAAATGCATTGGTCATCAAAGTTTTATAAGTTCCTGATGCATTAAAATCGCCATAACTTAAAAAACTATCATAAACAGAAACGGTAGATACGTTTACAGTTAACCAGTTCTCAATCCCTTCATTTTTCACTTTAGTTATGTCAAACGCATTTCCGTTAAACCCAGTATTAAAAAGGTAAATCCATTCTTTATTGGTGGGCAGACTAGAAAAAGTTACGCTAGAAGAAGCGCCTAACCCTGTATGGATAAACACATTATTTGAACCAGCGTTAAATGTTGGACTTGCAGATGAACTTGTTTGTACTGAAGTACCGCCAACTCCTGCACTGCCAAATGCTGCCGCTGTAGTAGCATCAACACCCGTAATGTTCGTAAGGGTTCTATTATTGTCTACAACTGTATAGTTGCTAACTTGTAAAGCCATCTTCGTGTCCTTCCACTATTAGCTTTTTAGTTGTTCTTTAAGAGCATCAATTTGCTCTTGCTGTTCTTTGATTGCCTCAACCAAGTGACCAATCATGCCGATGTAGTTGACAGACTTCATGCCTGTCTCTTCATCAGTGTTCACAAGGTCAGGCAGAATGGGTTCGACTTGTTGAGCAATGAAGCCATGACCGCGTGTGCCAGTATCTTTCCAATCGAAGGTTACACCCTCAAGTTGGGTTACATCTGACAGTGCATTTGTGATTGGCTTGATGTTATCTTTTAGGCGTTCATCTGAGGTACTGTTTAGGTCACCAGACACTAGGACGTGAGGCGAACTGTTCTTAACCTCTAGTCGCTCTGAACCACCTACAACGACACGCCATTGGTCAGCCGCATGGAATTGCATGTATGTGTTGGTGTCACCGACATGGAGAATTTGGTCACCCACATACAAATCGTTGCTGATATAGCCATCGCCAGAGACCTGAAGGTCATAAGATGTACCCGCAGTGTCACTAATTCCGTAGCCAACTTTCAGTGTGTCAGAAACCGTTAAGCGCCCACGGGTCGAAAGAGACATTGCTGCTTGGTTTGCAGACATCGCACTGTCACGCCAAACGAAACCACGGTCATCTTCGTTGTTCATTTGGAACGTCATAGCGTAGTCGTTTAGGTCACCATGCGTCTGGCTGGCATACATACCAATTGCGTAGTCAGAATCTGTGCCCCAAACGCGAAACTTAGAGTAGTTATTACCGCTATCTGTGTAGTGATAGGTGCCACCATTTGGACCCGCTGGGCCTTGTGGACCAGTTGCGCCAGTCGCACCAGTCGCACCAGTTGCACCAGCAGGGCCAGTCGGGCCTGTTGGGCCAGTAGCACCTTGGTCACCTTCAGGTCCTTGAATGCCCTGTGGTCCAGTTGAACCCGTCGCACCAGTATTCCCTTGCGGTCCTTGCGCCCCAGTAGGGCCTTGAGGTCCTGTAGCCCCTGTTGCACCACGAAGGTTTGTGTAAGACCCCCAAGTCCCATTGGGGTTTTTAAATCGAAGGCTGTATCCTGACCAACCGTGTTCTGGGGCAGGACCAGTTGCACCTGTGGCACCCGTTGGTCCAGTTGAACCTGTAGGGCCTTGAGCACCTGTAGCGCCCTGTGGTCCTGTATTACCCTGAGGGCCAGTTGCACCTGTGGCACCTGTCGCACCTACTAGATCAGTGTAGCTTCCCCATGTTCCATTGGGGTTCTTAAACCTTAAGCTGGTGCTACTCCAAGCATGTTCTGGTGCAGAACCAGTGGCACCTGTCGCGCCTGTCGCGCCTTGAGCACCTGTTGCACCAGTTGCACCAGTAGCACCTTGGGGGCCAGTGTTACCTTGCGGACCTTGAGCACCTGTCGCACCTGTTGCACCAACAAGGTCAGTGTAGCTCCCGTATGTCCCGTCTGGGTTTTCAAATCGCAGCGATGTGCCTGACCATTGGTGTGAAGGAGAGGGGCCTGTAGACCCTGTTGCACCTGTCGGTCCTTGTGCGCCAGTAGCTCCTGTTGCACCCGTAGGTCCAGTTGGTCCCTGCGCACCTGTAGCACCATCGGAACCATCAGCGCCGTCAGCACCTTTTTGAGCTACTTTTTGCCAATATGTTGTGTTGGTTGTGGCCGTATTTACGGGGACGTTCTGTTTTGCAACAAAGGTCTCGCCGTTATAGTAAACCGCATCCTGTGCCACGTAGGTATCGCTAGAGTTCCATGTCCCTTGCCAACCCATGCGGACGCGACCAATATTAATTGTTCCCATAATTTACACCGTACTCACTGAAAGATAACCGTCCGCATCGATTGAAAAATCGTTGTCGTCGGCGTCCCCATAATATTCAATTTCAAGTTCACCATCGTTGTTGATGGAGAAGCGGCCAAAGGCGAGACCAAGGGGTGTAGACCCCATGTTACCTGTCGGACCTTGGCTACCAGTCGGACCAGCGGGGCCTTGAACTCCCGTTGGACCTGTGGGGCCTGTTGCACCCGTTGCGCCTTGGATACCTTGTGGACCAGCTGGTCCCTGCAAACCTGTCGCGCCCTGCGGCCCTTGAGGTCCCGTATCACCAGTTGCCCCCTTGTCACCTTGAGGGCCTTGCTGTCCTGTTGCACCTGTTGGGCCAGTAGCGCCTGTCGGACCTTGCAAACCAGTAGCGCCCGTTGGGCCTGTCGGACCAGTATTCCCAGTCGGTCCTTGAGGACCTTGCGGTCCCGTGTCACCAGTATCACCTTGAGGTCCTTGTGAGCCTTCAGGTCCTTGCGAACCCGTTGCACCCGTAGGGCCTTGTGGCCCTTGGCTACCAGTCGGACCTTGTATTCCCTGCGGACCTGCAGGGCCAGTATTCCCTGTTGGACCTTGCGGTCCCGTGTCACCGACAGCACCCTGAGGGCCTTGTTGACCCTCTGGTCCTCGGTCACCTTCGTCACCTTTTACGCCTTGGATACCTGTTGGTCCCTGCAAGCCCTGTGGCCCAGCTGGTCCAGTGTTGCCTGTTGCCCCAGTCGGTCCTTGCGGACCACGAGGGCCTTCTGCACCAACTGGTCCTTGAACACCTGTAGGTCCCTGTACACCTTGCACACCCTGAATACCTTGTGGGCCTTCAGAGAGGTAAAAAGTAAGGTTGCCTGTGGTGGCATCGTAATCGCTGTAGCCAGTCGAACCGTAGGGTAGGCTGACCATATCAGTGGTTAAGTTGTAGAGTTCGTCTTTGACTTCGTTTGCATGTCTTAAGACGGAATCTCCGCTGTTGTTTACGAAACCCCGTGTCGCAATTTCATCGTCACTTTCGGGGTCTGCAATGTTCTTAATTCGCAGCCCTTTGGCATCAAAAATGCCATCGCTTTCATCAATCGCAATTGTTTCACCAGCTTGGTCTGTTGCTTCTTCCGCAAGAAACCTTGCTTGCTTTGCTGACAGATCAAGGTCGGCTTCGTAAAGAGTTGAGCCGTCAGTGAAGTCTACCAGAGGTGCTGTGGGTGTTCGCCGTTTTACAACGACAAGTGTGTCCTCTGCAGGGACGGTACTTAGACTGATTGTCGTGTCGTTTAAAAAGTTGAAGGTTGCAGCTGCACCACCCACTTTAACGACCACGTCACTACGTGAAATATATTCAAACGGAATTGCAAATTCCTGTGTGCTGCCATCGGCAGTATATTTCGCAATACTAGACATAATTCTTCCTCAGAAATGAAAAACCCCGCAGAGCGGGGCTTGGTCGTTAATCAATGTTTTCAAGGTTCACCTCAGGTCGTTC